GCACCAAGCGGCTCACGTTATGCGGTCTATTCACTTGCTGGATAGCGAAAGCGAATACCTTCGAAAAGAACCATGCCCGTCGTGCGGTAGCTCTGATGCCAGAGCCATCTATAGCGATGGGCATACCTATTGTTTCTCTTGCACCACAAGAACCAGAGGTGATGGAGAAGAAAAACCAAGTGGAACACGTATGAATCAAGATTTACTTCCTTTTGGGGAAGCACAAGCCTTACCAAGGCGTGGCATAACTGAAGAAACATGCCGTAAATATGGTTACACATTAGGCGACTACCATGGCGAAGCCGTACAAATTGCAACTTATCGTGATAGTACAGGCAGCCCCGTCGCACAAAAGCTGCGTTTCAAAGATAAACAATTCAAGTTTATTGGAGATACAAAGAAAGCTGGCCTCTTTGGTCAGCATCTATTTCGCAACAAGGGTGGCAAGATGCTTGTCATCACTGAAGGTGAGATAGACGCACTCACTATGAGCCAAGTCCAGGGCAATAAGTTTCCTGTCGTAAGCGTTGGAACTGGCGCAGCGGGTGCAAAGAAGGCTGTCGCAAACTCATTAGAGTTCTGTGAGAGCTATGACAAAGTGGTCATATGCTTCGATAATGATGCTGCTGGGCGCACTGCTGCCCAAGAAGTTGCATCCGTATTATCCGTTGGAAAGGCATATATAACCACCTTGCCGTTGAAAGATGCCAACGAAATGCTCGTTGCAAAAAGGCATGGCGAACTGATTAACGCTATGTGGGATGCCAAAGTCTATCGCCCTGATGGGATTATAGATGGCAAGAATATGTGGGACGACATCATCAAAGACGATGTTATTCCCTCTATTGATTACCCTTTCCTTAAACTTAACGAGAAAACATTAGGCATGAGGCGGGGTGAGTTGGTCACAATTACCGCAGGTTCTGGCGTTGGAAAGAGCCAAGTGTGTCGAGAGATTAGTTATGAACTCTTAAAACGTGGAGAGAGCATTGGTTATATTGCTCTTGAGGAAAACACGAAGCGCACAGCTCTTTCCCTCATGGGGTTATCCATGAACAAACCACTGCATATTGCCAGAGAAGGCGTGACTGAAGGAGAACTGCGTGTTGCTTTTGACGAAACCGTTGGAAGTGGACGTGTGTTTTTGTATGACCACTTTGGGTCGATGGCGACGGATAACCTGTTAAATCGTATTCGCTATTTATCCAAAGCATGTGGCGTAGGCTGGGTCGTTTTAGACCATTTATCAATCGTTGTAAGTTCTCAAGAAAATCATGATGAACGTAAGGCTATTGATTCTATAATGACCCAGCTGCGTTCACTGTGTGAAGAGACAGGTCTTGGCCTCATTCTTGTATCACATTTGAAGCGACCATCAGGGGATAGAGGCTGGGAAAACGGCCTCGAAACCAACCTAAATTCACTCAGGGGAAGTGCAGCAATTGCCCAACTCAGTGACATCTGTTTGGGCGTTGAGCGTGACCAACAATCTGACACTCCAAATGTTTCTACAATCCGTGTCCTAAAGAACAGGTTTACGGGGGAAACAGGTGTGGGTTGTTACGTTTATTACAACAAAGAAACAGGGCGTATGTCTGAGGTTGAAGACCCAAATACATTTGAAGATGAGACTGAAACCACAGAAGATTTTTAACAGCTAGTCGAGAGGGACTTATTTGAAACGTATATTATTCGATATAGAAACCAATGGTTTATTAGATGAACTTGATGTTTGTCACTCATTGGTTATGCTAGATGTCGACACAAAAGAGATGTTATCTTGCGCTGACCAAGCTGGATACACATCTATTAAAGATGGCCTTGAAATATTAGGCAACGCAGAACTACTCATTGGTCACAATATCCAAGGCTTTGACCTGCCAGCTTTGTTTAAAGTTTATGGCTTCACATACCTTGGAGAGCTACACGATACACTGATTTTATCCCGTCTCGTGTGGTCAGATTTAAAGCAAAACGACTTCAACTACATAAAGAAAAATGCTGAGTTCCCAAGAAAACTTATTGGCTCACATTCTTTGGCAGCGTGGGGGCATAGATTAGGCACTCACAAAATCACTTATGAAGCTGGTTGGGAGCATTGGTCGAAAGAAATGCAGACCTATTGTGAGGGTGATATTTATTCTAATCTCACGCTCTATGATAAGATTTTAAGTAAGAAACCGACACCAGAGAGTGTGCTACTTGAGCATGAGTTTGCAGCTATTATTCGCAAGCAAGAAGCCCATGGGTTTCACTTTGATGTAGCAGCTGCAGATAAACTTTTGGCGAAGTTACAAACTCGTAAGGCAATCTTAGAGGCTCAACTCCAAGAAGCATTCCCACCTTGGGAAATACGCACACCGTTTATACCTAAAGTTAATAATAAAACACGGGGCTATGAGAAGGGTGTGATGACGTTCAAAGTGAAGGGCATTGTCTTTAACCCAGCATCTCGTGACCATATTGCAGACAGATTGAAGGTCATACATGGTTGGAAACCCACTGAATATACCACAAGTGGTAAGCCTAAAGTGGATGAAGACGTTTTAAAACAGCTTGATTATGAAGAAGCAGAGCTATTATGCGAGTTTCTTTTACTGAATAAACGCATAGGACAGCTGGCAACTGGGCAAAATGCCTGGCTCAAGCTAGTGCGTAACGGAAAAATGCATGGTCAGGTGATTACATCAGGCACTGCAACCTTCCGCTGCACACACAATAGGCCAAATGTTTCTCAAACACCCAGTGTTAGTGCGCCTTACGGTGTTGAATGTCGTTCATTATTCCATGCACCAAAGGGTAATGTGCTTGTTGGCGCAGACCTATCATCCTTAGAATTAGTCTGCTTGGCTCATTATATGGCTAAGTATGACGATGGAATATATGCCAATGAGGTTTCCTCTGGGGACGTGCATTCCATGAATCAACGCTCGGCTGGTTTGCCCACGAGAAGTAATGCAAAGACCTTTATTTATGGTTTTTTATATGGGGCAGGTGCTGCAAAGATTGGTTCAATCGTTGGCGGTAGTGAGACTGAAGGGCGCAAACTCATAAAGAAATTCATGAGAGCGACCCCTGCAATTAAGATACTTCGAGAAGCTGTTATAAAAAGTGTGAAATCTAAAGGTTCATTAACTGGATTAGATGGTCGAACATTACCAATTAGGTCTGAACATTCTGCATTAAACATGTTGTTGCAATCCGCTGGGGCAATCCTAGCCAAGAGAGCAACAGTCATATTCTACGAAAACTTAACCCGCATGGGCTACGAATTTGGAAAGGACTACGCCCTTGTGGCGCATGTCCATGACGAAATCCAAGTCATATGCAAAAAGGAGTTAGCCGATATTGTCGGACGAGAAGCAGTCAAATCTTTTGAACTTGCTGGGGAATACTACGAACTGCGATGCCCGCTCACGGGTGAATACAAGCAGGGTCAGACATGGGCAGACACCCACTGACAATCAAAGAAGTAAACGCAACAAGCGTAGGCGTGATTTAGTCGCTTATAAGGGCGGCGTATGTGAGAGGTGCAAGACATCACCACAGTACGTCGCCTTTGACTTTCATCATAAAGACCCAAAGCAAAAGAAATTCCCATTAACCCAACGTAATATGAGTAGAAAGTGGGAATCCATCAAAAAAGAAGCAGACAAATGCCACTTACTTTGTGCCAATTGTCATCGAATTGTTCACTTTAATAGTGAGAAAAAATTCATCAAATAAATATTAGTTTAATATTAAACCACCTATAGGATATATATGACAGAAGTTGATTTTAACGTAGCTGTTTTGGCTACCATGAGCGAGTGCATAGCCACTCTAAATAAATCGTGTTTAAAAAATGATGAACACATGAAGCAAATCACACATACCGCTGCAAGCATATGTTTGAACACAATGCTAGATACACAAAGAAAACCTCACATCATGCACAGTATAGATGGAGGTAAGATACAATGACAAAGTTTCTAGTAGATGCAGACATTGTGGCCTTCAAGGCTGCAACTGCAGCAGAACAGCCTACCAATTGGGGTGATGGCCTATGGACGCTTCATGCCTATGAGCATGATGCCATGGAATACTGTTTAAATTACTTCGCATACCTACCTAAAGTACTGGGTGAGGGTTACACATCCCTATATTTAACTGGGAAAAACAACTGGAGAAAGGAAATACTCCCATCATATAAGGCCAACAGAGACGATAAGCGTAAGCCAATGCTTCTTCAGTTTCTGCGTAATTGGATGCAATCGCAGTTCAATGCCATTATCATCGAGGGATTAGAAGCAGACGACTTGCTAGGCATTACAGCTACATCTTCAAAAGAAGATTGTATCATTGTCTCAGAGGATAAAGACCTCAATACAATTCCATGTAAAATTTTTAACCCCGCTAAAGATACAAAAGCTAGGACAATTACAGAGTTCGAAGCTGACTATAATCACATGATGCAGACCCTTTGTGGTGACGCTAGTGACAACTATTCTGGATGCCCCAGCATAGGGCCAAAAACTGCAGAAAAAATTTTAGCAGATTGTGAAACAAGTGCTGACCTTTGGGACGCAACTTTAGCAACTTTCAAAAAGAAAAAATTGTCAGAAGAGGTGGCTCTTATTCAAGCGCAAGTCGCTCGTATTTGTCGTGCATCCGAATACAATTTTGAAACAAAAGAGGTAATCCCATGGACACCAAAGTGAATGAAGAAGTGATTAATCCGCAACACTATTCGAACTACAGAATAGAACCTGCTGAATACATCATGCTCAACGAAATGGAATTTTGGAGAGGCAACATTATCAAGTACGCAAGTCGTGCAGGTATGAAGCTGTATCCAAACCAAACACAAGTGCAATCAGAAATAACTGACCTGCAAAAAACAATACGATATTGCGAGATGCGTATCGAACAATTAGATTAGGAGTGTCTAGTAACTATATGAATACATTCGACGATTATCAAAAGGCTGCAGAGACTACTGCAATATACTCAAAGAAGACTGCGCTTGAGTATTTAAGCCTTGGACTTGCTTCAGAAGCAGGTGAAGTTGCAGGACACATTGCCAAGTATTATCGCTCAGATAGACCCTATCCTATGGAAGACATCTTAGCTGAGTGTGGAGATGTTCTTTGGTTTATTTCTGAATTAGCTCGTATCCATAACAAGCCATTATCAGAATTAGCAGCAGAAAATATCGCCAAACTTCAATCCCGAAAACAACGAGGAAAACTGAAAGGCAATGGTGATAAAAGATGAACATAAATCACAACCAACCTTATGGCCCATCGATGCCTATTTCAGAAGAAATTGATAAAGTTAAATACCGCCAAACAGGCGAAGATTTTTACTCAAAAGTTGTGCGTATTGCAGACGCTCTCAAGGATGATGCAACGCACTTTGAAGACTTTAAAGATGCCATGCGATATATGCGATTTTACCTGCAGGTCGTGTGCAAAATGCGATGGGTGCAGCACGTCAAACCACGGCTTATAATTGCTTTGTGTCTGGCACTATTGATGACAGCATGGATTGCATCATGCAGCGAGCCACTGAAGCTG